GGATGTGGATGCGATGAGTGTGGTAAAACAGGACACGGGTTTGGGTATTGTATCATTGGATTCACATCATGCCGATGTTTTGGTACCGGAGGATTTCCATGTAACATCTGTTTTACCGAATATGTTGAATTCGGTGGTAGAGTTGGTACAAAATAATAATATTCCATTTGATGTAGTAAATTTACCAAAACCAGTGGGGCTTTTGAATGTGGTATTTTCTCCGATTGGATTTGTTTCATTATATGTGGCATTTGCGTTGTATTCTAGGTTTGCTCAAAACGGTGGTGGAGGAGGTCCTCTGGGTATGAATCGTTTTTTACGTGGGAATGAGAAGTTGGATGTGGTCACTTCAGAGACAAAGTTTGAGGATGTTGCGGGGTGTGATGAAGCTAAATTTGAGCTTACGGAGATTGTAGATTTTTTGAAAAATCCCGAGCGTTATGAGAAAGCGGGTGCAAAGATTCCGCGTGGTGTTTTACTTGAGGGAAGTCCTGGTACGGGAAAGACCCTTATGGCTCGTGCTGTTGCGGGAGAAGCCGGGGTTCCTTTTTTATCGATAAGTGGGTCTGAGTTTATAGAGGTATTTGTTGGTGTTGGTGCTTCACGTGTTCGTAATTTATTTGAAAAGGCAAAAGAATTGGCACCATGTGTTATATTTATTGATGAGATTGATGCGGTAGGGAGACAACGTGGTGCGGGTATTAATTCTGGGAATGACGAACGAGAGCAGACGTTGAATCAGATTTTGACAAACATGGATGGATTTAATGCGAGGGATGGTATCATTGTACTTGCGGCAACGAATCGAGCTGATATTCTAGATAATGCTCTATTGAGACCGGGTCGTTTTGATAGAAAGGTTCGTGTTCCTTTACCGGATACAGAGGGTCGTAAAGAAATAGCCAAGGTACATTTCAAGGATAAGATGGTAGGTAAGGATGTGAGTTTTGAGGAGGTTTCGATGTTGACGAGTGGATTTTCGGGTGCTGAGATTGCGAATCTAGCCAACGAGGCGGCGATTCTAGCGGTTCGTACGAATTCAACATCTATATGTCGTCAAAATATATACGATGCATTTGAAAAGGTAACAATTGGTCTACCAAGTAATATTGAACGTAGAAATACTGCTACGCTTGAGTTGGTTGCGTGTCACGAAACAGGTCATGCCCTTATAGCGGCATTATTTGATGAGTTTTTTACACTACGTAAAGTAACGATTCGTGCAAATCAAGGTGGTGCGGGTGGGTTTACATTATTTACACCGAAGAACCAATATGGGGAATATCCTAGTAAAGCTTATTTATTGGCTAATTTGGTAGTATCATTAGGTGGTCGAGCTGCGGAGATGATTTATTATCGAAAGAAGAATGATATATCTTCATATACATCAATATTTCCTGAATTTTCCGATTTAGATATTACAACGGGAGCAAGTGGTGATTTAAAACAGGCAAATTCTATTGCACGACAATATATTTCAAAATACGGAATGGGTAACTTTCCTGGGATTTATGATCCTACGAGTGGAGGTGAAAATCCATTTATTGGACGTAGTCTTGGTGGTGGTGTATCCAGTAATATGATAAGTGAGTCGTTGCGTTCACAGATTGATAACGATGTGACTGGATTAGTCGAATATGCTCTGACAAAAGCTGTAGAGTTACTCATGCTCAATGAGGGTGGTTTTAATCGGGTTCGTAAGGTTCTTTTTCAGAAACAGACACTTGATGGCGGCGAGGTCAAGGAGTTGATGGCATTTTCTAACAAGATAAATGCATTACCACATATATAATTAATGTTTCGACTCATTCTTAGGGAGGGTCATATTTTCAAAAATATCATTGAGTCAATGAAGGATTTGATTCAAGAGACGAATATGTATGTTACGAAGGATGGGATACGGTTTAATTCAATGGATGCGTGTCATGTGAGTTTAATTTCGTGTGTTTTATCAAGGGATGCTTTTGAGGTATGCGAGGTTACCGATGGTGAGTATGTATTGGGTGTTTCTATACAAAGTTTATCAAAGATATTAAAATTTTTAGGGAATAAGGAGAGTTTAGAGCTAAGGTATGATGAGAATGATACACTTGGTATTATATTTCGAGAGGAGGGAGTTACGAGATTGGAGTTTGAGTTGAATTTGATGGATATTGATGATGAGGAGATGGATATTCCTAAGAACGAAAGCGATATCGAGTTTATGATATCATCTTCGGTTTTTCAAAAGAATATATCTTCACTTATGGTTATTGGTGATACATGTGAGATAAATTGTACACCGGGTTTGATAAGTTTACAAACAAATGGGGATATAGGGGAGTTAAAGTTACCCATACAACATGAGCACAATGAAGAGATTTCTCACGAGTTTTCTCTGAGACATTTGAGCATATTTTCAAAGGCATCGTCGTTGAGTTCAGATGTAAGGGTAAGTATATTTATGGAACTTCCTCTTTGTCTTTCGTATGATTTTGGTAATGGGTATTTAGAGTTTTATTTGGCACCAAAAATATCTGAGGATTGATAATGTTTCATCAAGACTTTAATACTGTTGATATTGGACACGGTGGGAATTCATCAAATGATAAAACGGGTCTACGTATTTTAGCACGAAATGGGGGACTAATTAGTATTCCGAAGCCCCAATTTAGCAGTAGTCAACAAGTAAAAAAGAGTATAATTGAATCGACCGAAGCTCAAAATGTGATGGTAAGCAAATCATAGTTATGAGAACTCAAAAGAAATTGAGTCAAAAGGAGTTGGCTCAAAAATCCAATGTGAATGTCAGAATCATACAAGACCTTGAAGCAAACAAATTAGTGGCTACTCCACAAAACAAGATCCTTTTAAATAAGATTAAACAACTTTTACAAGTATAAGGTTATTTCTATGGAGTATATTATTATACAATGAAGTTTATTGTTTTACGAGCGTATACAGCTTTTTTTGCGATGATTGGATCAGTGTCTTCTTTTCAGACGCATGTAAAGCCAAACTTTAAATTTGAGGGTGCTATTCGTCCACTGGGTTATTTTGATCCTCTTAAGGTATCTACATCTGTGAAACCTAATCAGCTCAAATATCTTCGTGAAGCCGAACTTCAACATGGTCGGATTGCGATGCTTTCGGCGGTAATCTTGCCCCTTTTGGAAATGACTCATCCTGGTACACTCGGGATTGATGTTCTATGGGATGGACCCACGAGTACTCAGTTTGCTTGGCTTGGAGGATTTGCGTTGTATGAGATTGCCCGCATTCTTAAGGGATATAAAAATCCCGCTGAAGAGACTTTCACGCTAAAAGAAGACCATGAGCCAGGGCAGGTTTTTCCACAATCGGTATTTACGACTCCACTAGAAACAGATATGATGAACAAGGAATTGAATAATGCTCGTCTTGCGATGCTTGCAGTTACACATATCATCGGGGTAGAGTATTTTGCTCATATGTCTGCATTTATGTAAGTTTAAACGAAAAAAAATAGTATATTCAATGTTGAGAGTACTCATTTATATTGTTACTTTGACAGTAGGATTTGAGATGTACTCCAAAAATATCATGAACCTAAGACTGAATCAATTAGAGAAGACGGATAAAGTTCGTGCGAGAGAGTTTTTGAAGAGAGAGAATATAACGTGTTTAGGGTGGAAAGAGCCAGAGAGTTATAGGGTTATGAATCCACATATACCATGGACACCAGGAACTCCATATTATTATGTGTTTTTGAATGTGAACGATACGATGGTTGATGTTGAGTTTATTGTTAAGACTGTTACAACACCACGTGTATTTATGTCTTTACCCCATTATGCAGACGATATTGTTCGGGAGATAGAGTCATATACATATAAGCATGGTGGAAATATGACATTTGTGAGTTTACGGGAGAATGGATTGGATAATTGGTATTTAGAGTTCATGTGGCGGGTTCCTTATTTTTATTGGAATTAGTTTGTGGTGGTAGCAGCGGTGTGTGCGTATAAAAGATATCTATATTTAAAATGTGATAGTCTAATGTTTAAGGAAATATTTCTTACTCTTCTGATGTCATTTCGGGCGTCGAGTTTACATGTACATATTGCTGGTATAAATAGTGGATTGGGGAGAGAAATTGTCTATCAAATATGTGAAGAAGGTGGGTATGATGAGATTAAAAAGATATCTGGTTTATGTACTTTACCAGAAAAAAGAAAAGACAAGTTTATGGTTCCATATCGTGAGGGGGGGATTTCAGAATATATCTCAGAAAGGTATTTTGCGAGTCCACTTTTAGAGTTATATGATTATAGTCAAAGTAGTATTTTTATAGAGCCATATGATTTTCTTGTTCTTTCAATGGGAGGTACGGCGTTTGAGTCCTATGACTTTTCTGCCGATGTGACTCGGAATCTTATTGGAAAACTCCCGCCTTCTTGTAAGTTAATTATTTGTGTTAGTGCGTTTGGTGTGAATAAAGGATGGAGAGAACAGAGTGAGTTAGGTATGTATGGTGTGATTGAGGGTATTGGAATTCAGGGAATGAAGGATTTTGATGTAAGAGAGGTATATCGTTCAAAATCCGAGCAAGAAAATATGCTTGCAGATATTGAATCTTCTTTGATTTTACGTCCAAAGGTACTTACGTATGATAATACTACGAGTGTATCACGGGGTGTTTCTAGAAAAATGTTAGCACAAAAGATGATTCAAAAAATGAAGATGTGTTAACAATGTGATAATTTCGGTGGTGATGAAGTTCTTTCCAGATGAGATTCAAAATAAAATACTTTCATATACTATATCTCCACAACCGGAAAACTTACTAGAAGAAATACGCATCGTCTCACGTCAACGATATCTTATAAAAATTGGATATAGAGGACTGGTAAAAGGGATTGGCTTAAGGGATATAAGTATGTTTATTTGCGAAATTGATAGTATGATTCATATGAGCACTTATAGAAGACTTAGGGCAATGATACATCTAAGACATGAGGGTTTTTGAATAAGGGTATACAATTTCTAGTTTACTGATACTATTAGGAATTATTGGTGCATTCATATTTAACATATCATATTTCATTTGGATACGTGTAAAGAATACATCTGATTGAACACGGTATCTTCTTTCTTTTATCATTTCAACTTGTATTTCAGAATGAAGCTCTGAGTATCGTGTAGAATGGTTAAAGTGTCTTTCTCTCCGAAGTGCGAAACTAAAGAAAGAATCGACACCTGTAAAGATTGCAACTGTTACAAAAGCCAACATGTTGATATATTGAATATTTTTATAATCAGCATAAACATTCGTAATTGGTGTCATTACAGATGGTATAATAACACATGGTAAGCCCCATATTTTACGCATTTTTTTATAAAAATACCCGGCTTTTTCATGTCGATACTGTAATGTATAAACTTCTCTAAGCCAATGATTCATAAGTTTTTCTCCCGCTTCACTCCAAGGTTCTTCACTTCTTGTCTTATCGGGTGGTAGCATCTTGACATGTCTATAAGATGATTCACTTCCCTCCGACTCCCCTGTATCTTCTTCTGGGTATTCTCTGGAAGGTTCGCGTGGACTTTCGCGTGGACCTTCCGGGGATTCAATATCCTTATGAAAGAACCCCATAATAATAAATTATTATATTATTCATAATATGAACGACATTTGTGAAGATGAGTATGCATGTGATAGTTTTAAGCCTGGTGGGTATTATAACACCAATAAAGATCAAATTGACACTCTTGATAAGGAAAAATTCTTATATTGTAAGAAAGAATGCTCTAAAATCGAAAAAGATAACGAAATAATCCGCCAAACAGACATAGATGATGAATTTGGAATTTTGAGTTCCGATTTGAGTAAACGACAAATCGAAATGTCAACAACGGATCAGTTTGTAAAGGATACAACCCAACTATGGAGATTTGAAAAAAATAAGTTGATTTTCCTTATTATATGCTTAATCCTTATATCCTTATGTGCATTTTATATGGTCTATAAAAACACGCAGTAGATTATTAATTGATTAAGTATAATGAATGTAGGAGAGGCTATTAGAAAGAAAGTCAATGAAGCACTACGTGTTCATTATTATGTAAATGATGATCCATTGGATGATTATTATAGAATAGTGAGAGCCAGACAAGGACTAGTGGAAAAAACATGGCTTGATAATTTTGGAACGAAGGTCTATAATGGGAAACATATAAATGGTCCCGTGTGCGGATCTACAATTTACGCAATGGAATATACAAATAAAAGTATATATAGTGCAACTAAATCTCAAGAGGATGGTTCTTTTCGAATTCGCTTAAAGAACGATACATTTTATATTTTGATAGCAGAAAATATCGATAATGATGCGATTATCACAACTACAAAACAACAACTCGCGAGTATACACTATACGCATGTCTTTACATCAAAGTTTGTGGATGATTATATTCTCATAAGTCCCCTTACAACGCCACTAACAATGTATCTTATTCTTGAGTTGGATCGCGTGGGACGTGATATGTATGATTATGTAATTGAAACAGTAACAGAACGATATCTAAATGACTTTGAAACGGAACCAATAAATGTATATGAAACCGCGGTTGATTTATTTTATAACAGTCCAGACTATTATAGTCTTACATGGAGAAATGGTGCGGTCCCACATATGAAAATTCAATTATTTCATAATCTATTATGTGAGTTTGTTATCCCGCACTTATCCAATGTAACTACGATGTATGATAAGCTTATTTTTATTGCGAAAGTATACGATAGAATTCCAGAAAAAACACTTTGTTACTTAGGATTAGACATATCACAAACATCACAAAAATTAATTGGAGCCATAGATAGTGCACTCGCTGTGTCATTTGAACAACCAATTGAGCACTTAATCCATGTGGGAGATTTAATTGCTATATCTTTTCATGTATTAGATGAAAGTTTTGATACGATATTTAGTTCTGTTCCTCTCCAGGAATATCAGTTTTTTTCAAAATTATCTTCATATCTAAATGAAGTTGATTATAAATATATTTTCGAAGGTACATATGAACTTTCTGAATTTACACAAGACAATATTGAATTAATACCCACTTATAACTTTCCATTTTTTGAACCCGAGCCAGAGCCCGAACCAGAGCCCGAGCCCGAGCCC